TCTGGCTGCGCAATCACTGCGGAGTGGAATGGATTTGACAATGAAGTCATGGACCGGACCGCTTTTCGCCACCTGTGCCCAGGGCTCATCTATGACGACCATGTCAGAGGAGTCTACTATGGTGACGACAAAGTGTTGACAGTCGTCGGCGCTCCTGAGTTTAACCAGATCACGCTTGCCAAAGCATGTCTGGAGTTGTTTGGACTCACCTGGTTGACGCCCGAGAAAACAGAAGTCAAAGACCCCTACGTGAGCCTCTGGAAGACCTCCTTTATCTCCAGACAGTTCATCCGTCACCCTGACCTTCCCTTGGTGTTTGGCGCTTTAGAGCTCGACACCATCCGGGAAATCCCCTTGTGGGTCCGTACCAACGACCCCTCCCTCTATCTTCTGCGTTTCCGGCAGAACTGTGAGGCCTCTCTACGTGAGATGATGCCCTATGGCCGCCCGGCCTACGAAGCGTGGAAACTCACCCTTGACCGTTGCCTCGTCAAGAACGGAATGCCCCCTTTGATGTTGTCCTACTTGGACGTCATCAGTGGCTACGTTGCCCGTGCTTAAGTCGGGAGTGGAGACCTCCGCCTCCATGGCGCGGAAATAGCTAGACGTCCCTAGAATGACGTTAAACTTGCCGTCCTAAATGACGGATAAACTTATCCTGTAAGACGTCCTCAACGACGGGTAAACTTGAATAAAATGATCCTGAGACCTCTACCTCTTTGGAGTAGAAAACCAAACCAGCTCGATCCGAGCACCGTGTGGCGAGTATATTGAATCTTGTACGGGATGTAGCCTTTTTGTTGGGCTCTCTCTTTCTAAGAAGACATTAACTTGTTTCATTTGGTGATCCGTGTGGTTCGCTGCCGTCTGGCTATTTGAAAATGAAGAGTCAAAATTATCATCATTCCTGCCCTGTTTCCCTCGATCAGAGGTGACAGGATGGTCTGCCAAATGTCTATATTGCATTACTTGATCCGAGTACGACAATGAGAATTTTGAATCAAACGTTTAGGAAGGACTATCCAATGCAAATGAATGAGGGTCGCTTCAAGCGATTCTTTGAAAGGAAAACTAGCTCGGGAGGCAAGGAGCCTTCCATTCATTGTGTCCACCCCATAAAACCTTGCGTTACTTTCTACTAGAGTAGAGAATGAGATCACTGTCGCCCCGTCATTGCGCCCCGTCCCCTAGGCTGGCTTATTGCCCCCTAGGCTGACTATTTAGTAGACTGACAAAATTAGATAAATTTCATTCGCCCGGACCGTAGTTGGGGGACCAACCTACGAGTAAACCCGCTTGCGGGATAGCCTACACTGCCTGGCAGTAAGTGTGGGAACACCAAATGCAATATGTTTTTGTTGCTCCATGGAAGAGAGAGTTCTGCCGGCTCCATAACCGGCTTGATAGCTTTTTCTTTTCATGCATCCTTATAACAATAAACAATGAGCAGCACTAATTCTTCGAGTGCTTCTGACCCTATTGCTACTGCCACCCCCCTCACCGTCACTGGAGCGGAACCCGGCCTTCGGGAAGCTCCTGTAACGGAAACGTCGTCAACTCAGCTCACTGAGTATATCGACGCTGCACCTCACGTTTCGATCGAACGTGAGGCAGTGACCCCAGATCAACTTTGGAGAGCGACCAATACTCTCCCCAACCAAGACCTTGAGAAAGTCCTTGGACGTTCTTACCAGCTCGACGTGTTCACCTGGACAAGTTCAGCAGCTGGAACTGACATCATGGAAAACGTGGATATTGTCACTACTCTACTAGCGATTCCTCAGATCGCAGAGAAAGTTGCTTATTACAAGTACTTCCGTTGCAAGGCAGTCCGCATCACCCTCCGGTTGAATGCAACTCCTTGGCATTATGGAATGCTTGTTCTCTCGTCAACAGTGAACAATTCCTATCTCTACCACAATCAGGCCCGAGCGGGAAACTACCAGTATTTCAACAACAACTCTGTTCTTGTTCAAGCAAATGAACAAAAGGCTGTTGATTATTCCATTCCTTGGTCCTCGCCCTACCAGTGGTTTGACCTAGTAGCTGGGACTCCAACTCAGCTGATGACCTTCCGTCTCACTGTTGGAAGTGCCCTCTCCATGATTGGTGCGTCCCTCAAGGACGCCCAAATTTCAGTTTTCGCGAACTTCGTCGAACCTGAAGTGTGTTTCCCCGTTGGAAATTCTGCCTATACGACTCTCACTGCCCATAGTGGGAAGACGAAAAATGCAGAAGCACGAGAGAAATCCAAGAACAACACTATGGTGACCGACCTGTCGTCTGTTCTTACGACGACAATGGATATTGTCAAGACCTTCGGTGAGGTTGCGAAAGTCGCGCAAGCCCTTGCGTGTTTCGACAAGCCTACCGCTCTGACTCCACTCAATCATTATGTTGTTCTTCCCGGAACTTCTCTTCCCCATACTGCAGGACTCGACAC